GATATAAGACTCAATGTCGGCACCGTCGAAGCTCGACCCCTTATCGGCCTGGTAGACCATCCCCGCATCGTCCCCGAAGAAAAACACGTCCTTTCCATTCGAGTCTTCCCCCGACCACGCGCAGGCCACATAATTCGGGTACGCAAATTGGGTGAATTGGTAAGTCTCCCCGTATCTTCCCTGGGAAACCGTCATACAAATTCCCGTACCATCACTCCCGTAGACTCTATATTGATCTTTTGACCTGTAAACAGAGGACGCCACAGCGACAGCCCTCATTGCATCGATTCTCGCCTGTATTCGGCTGCTTATTGTGGCAAGGTTGAAATTCCCATAAGCCTGAACCCGAGAAAGCTCAACCATTCCCCGGTCGTCAAGACAATAAGTTTTACCAACAGTGTTGATTGTCCATTCGATCGCCCCGGTTTCAGGACTCACATCGTCAAGAACAAAGTCTGCCACGCTGTTCCCGGTGAGTTGGTGGGTTGAATTCCTCGAATAGATTATGAGACCCTTGGCCTCTCTTGCGTATCCGGTGACATCATCCCCTATCGCGAGTTCTGCAGCCCCTAATACAGCCGACCATATATAAGGTGTACCTATTCCTGAATTCTGAGAAGATCCACCGAAAGAAAAAATCAAGTGCTCCGCATAGGCCACAACGTGATCAGGGGTATCGTCGGCCATTCCAGTGTCTATGGGTACGTAAACGGTCCCATCGAACTCAAACCCCCTGTTCATTCCATTACATCCATAGATTCGTTTTGTTGCCGTTGACCCGGTGAAATTATGAGTTATGAGGTCGTATTTTCCACCTGCGGTGATTGTGATTGCAGTCAAAAGAGAGGTTGCCGTGCATCTGTCTGTCCCGCCAACCTGAAGTATATTGACGGCGTTAAAGACTCCCGTTATGGTATTTAGTATCAACCGACCCGCCGCGTCGTTTGCTGCCCACGTACCTGACTCCCAAACGATCCTCAGAACAACTCCCGTTGCACCCGACACAAGCTGCGTCACGGTGTCGCCTTCCGCTATGCCAGCCACAAGGCCCGTATCGAAACTGATCTCATAGTTCAGCGGAACATTGACCCACCCCGCTGCAGAGGACTTGAGAATCGACCCGAAAGTGCCGGCGGCGTTATTCACGAAAGCGTATAGAACACCGGCCAGCATTATCAACCCTCTGACCGGTCCGCTTCCGGTTGGTTCTGCAATATCGGCCCTGTAAACATCTGCCGCTAAGTTCAGTGCAGTCGCATGCAAAAGCGCTGAGGACTCACCCTTTTCCACCTGCGCGGCGTTAAAGGTTCCCTTCGCAACGGCGGCGACGGTATAAACTTCATCATCGTTAAAAGCTGCTGATAGCTTCGTCACGCAAATATAGGTTGCCCCAACTACGATAACCTCCGCCGTTTCCCCACTAACATCTCCGGTGACCGTATCTCCCACCGTAGGCCCCCCTGCGGTGAACGTGCATGGACAATAATAATAAGTCGCGTCAGAAGGAGATGCCTGCCCATCGAACCTCTCATAACCGTCTATCCGCTCATACCCACCCTCAGAGCCAGCAACATAGTTCATGCCGGCGATCAAAGCCCCGGGTTTGATTGAGATTGGAGGGGTTTCAAGATCCAGACCACCCATAAACTTGGTGTATTCCGTCTCTGTTTTCGGCATTTTCATGCGAGGGGTTCCCCGTATAGAGGCTCTTCGAGTTGATCTATCTCAAGATCTCTAATAAGTCTGCCGTATTCGTTCTGACCTTGGGCGTATTTCTCCTCTGCCGCTGCGAAAGCCCCGTAATACATGAGGGCTTTCCATACTAATACCATATGAAACCGATCCGGGAAGTTCGGAACGTCTGTGTTGTCAGCCATTGCGGCCGGGCTTTTGTAATATTCCCCGGTTACGGTGTAGGTATCGTCCGGTATAGCCCATAAAATAAGGGAATTATTGGGTTTTATTGAAATTACTGACGGTCTTACCGATTGGGTTCGGTTGGACCCAAAGCGATATACAGGCCTAAAGGTTTCCCACGGCTCGAACCAAAGATACTGCTCATCGGTAACAGCGGAATAAATCTGAAAACTTTCTTTAACCCATGTTGCGAGATCGGTAATAGAGATAGCCGCAGCTGTGTAGGTGTTCTGCGTTGCGATTGTGTCGAAATCGAAATCCGTCCTTAGAAATCTCCACGTTGAATGAACTGTTTGGACATCATTATAGGCCGCAGCCATCCAATCGACAATTTGGCCCATTTGTCCTGTCTGCCCTATTACGCTTACCGGACCCGTCCCTGGCCACCCGATCTCCATCCTTAGCCGCTTGCACAAGGCAAGATAGTTCAAGGGTCACCCCCTTCTTATTTTAGGGTTGAGCGAGAATCGCCTTTAGCCAGTCTGGTCCCCTAGGGTGAGGGTCTTCGAGCACTGAGAAAGGATAAGTCGGCGCCGTGCGGTCCTCCATCTGAATGACATCTGGCTTTGATCCGTCCGGAGTGCTTTGGGTATAGTTTGTGACTCTGCTCTGAGCGAGCGCTGCGACATACTTCCGCTTGATCATTTGTTCATGCCCCCTTATGATCGCCTGGTTCACTCCGTTAACTGTGACAACAATCACCGGAACATCACCCGGGACGACCGATGGAGAAACACGGACACGAAGCAAATCATTTGCGAACTTCTCCATTTCGAGCATGTTTTTTTCTTTGATAATGTCGTCCTCGGTTACCTTCTCGATATTCGTGTAACCAAACTCCGGAAGGGTAATTTTTCTGCCCTTGCCGACCTCGTGCGCTTCGGTTTCGCGCTTGAACCGTTTCCTTGCTATAATGAGGTCTTTGTAGCCCTGTTCAATTTCTTTTTTCGCAGCGTCCAGTTCCTCTTTGGTCGGTTCTTTGTTTTCGTCAGCCTTGGCGTCTTTGTCTGCCATTTCTTCACCTTAATGATCGAAATTTTCGACCATCCCTGTTTTTAGATTAATTTTTATGCCGTGATCGGCTCGGTCGGGATTGCCATGAAATCATACCAAGTGAACGCCGACCCGGCATCGTCCCAATCGTCGGTGCCGGCTGTGAAATCGTTATCTGCTGCGGTAACCACCTTTATCGCACCGATTGGACAGGTGTTCGCTGCGGGCTGCGGCCATTGCAGGGACTTTTTCCCGGCAGTGTGATCAGCCGTCAGAACAGCGGTGCCCTTGACGGTCGCCAATGTGCCGGCAGTGTTCAAGGTCACCAGATAGATACAGGAGGTCAGTTCTGCTTGAACGGCAGCCGCAGTAACCGTCCTGTCTCCAACAGTGTCGAGCACGTTGTAAATGTACCCGTTGATGGCGTAATCCACCCCCAAACCATTCGGGGCTGCGGTTTTGATCTTGCTCGCAGTCCCCCCTATTGTCAGTTCGGGATGGGAGAGACAGAGCGTCCCACCCCTCGGCATTTCAGAACTCATATTCATGGTCATGATATTATTCCTTTATGGAGTATCAAAAACTCGTTTATGACGTGATCGGAGCTGTCGGCACCGCAAACAGATCGTAATATGTAACGGTTCCAGCCGCGACCACCGCAGCCAGGTCGGTCGTACCGCACGTAAATGTCACACCGTCGGTATCGATCCGAAACCCACCGATAGGACATTCAGTGACCGCCGAAGGTTGCGGCCAGTGAAGTGGATACCTTCCACTGATCACATCGGCAGTGAGCCTCTGGGTTCCCTTAACGATGGTCAACCCATTCACCGTGTCGGCCAGGGAGGTCGCATTCATCGTCACCAGATACAGACATGAATATGCGTCCGGCTGAATAGCCAAAGCGGTCATCACGAGGTTATCCCTGTCGGTAAAGTGATACATGATCCCATCGATGCAGTAATCGATTCCCGCACCATTCGGGGCCGCGGTTTTTAACGTATTCGCATTGGTTCCTTCTGCCAATCCTGCTTTCGAGAGGCACACGGTCCCGCCTCTCACCATCTCTGAATCTAAATTATACATATTCGATTCTCCTTGTTATTTGACCCGTAGGCCGTTAGTATTCTTTCGGTGTTGCCACCTTTGGTGTATCCGGCACCGCTTGAACGGGAGGCTCAACGAACTTCTCGTACAGAGAGTAATGCTGTTCGGTCAGCTCTTCCTTTCCGTCCAGTTCTTTCAGCTTTTTGACGATCATTTGGGTAACGATCTCACCCATGATGACGTTCTTGTCGTCCATAATGGGTTTCAACTCGTACAGGTCGGGATTCTTCCTGATCGCCTCCTGAACAGCTTCGGGAGTACCTTCAGGGGCTCTCCCGG